GGCGGCCTTTTTCTTTGCCCGAATGCCGGATGGACTAGGGCGCAACGAGCAGGAATGCTCAGATATTGGCCGGATGGCCGGGAAGAGAACCATGCCTTTTAAATTCAATACCGATGGCACGATCGCAATCGACGCCGAAAAGAAGCTCCCGATCTTTATCCACCCGAACGGCACCGAGGCGCCATTCGACGGTGACCAGACGCTCGGCACCATCACCCGGTTGAATTCGGAAGCAAAAGGGCACAGAGAGGCCAAGGAGGCCGCCGAGACGAAACTGAAGGCGTTCGACGGTATCGAGGACGGCGCTGCCGCACTGGCCGCACTGACTACCGTGAAGAACCTCGGCGCGGGCGAACTGAAAACGGCCGCCCAGGTGCAGGAAATCAAGGATGCCGCCGCCAAGGCCGCGCAAGAGCAGGTCGCTGCCGCCGCCAAGGCCGCCGTCACTCGCGAGCAAGAGCTGACCGCTCAGCTGGAAAAGCGTACCAATGAACTGAATACCCACATGATCGGCGGCGGATTCGCCAGCTCGAAGCTGCTGACCGATGACAAGCACCCGACCCGCCTGGCGATTCCGGCCGAGATGGCAAAAGCCTACTTCGGCAGCAATTTTAAGGTCGAGGACGGCAAGATGGTCCCCTACGATGCCTCCGGCAACAAAATCTATTCCCCGACCCGCCCGGGTGAGATCGCGGACTTCGATGAGGGGCTGGCCGCGCTCGTGCAGGCCTGCCCGTTCAAGGACCAGATCCTCAAGGCGTCTGGCGCTTCGGGCGGCGGAGCTGGCGCAAGCAGGGCCGGCGCCGATGGCAAGAAACAAGTCACGCGCGCCCAATACGAAGCCGCCGATCCGGCTGCGCGCCCAGGCCTGTTGGCAGGCGGGGCGGTTCTGGTCGACTGATTCTCCCGCAACACAAGCCAAGGCCCGCTGCGTGCGGGCTTTTTCGCATCCGCAGCAACTGCAGTAATCGGCCGCAACCTGGATGGGGAGCGGTGCTTTGGGCTGGATGGCCTTTGTTCTGAAAACTCAAATCACCTACCTTAAAGGCAATACCCTATGAAAAACATTATCTCGGCCTTTCTGGCCTTCTTCGCAGTGGCGATGCTCATGGTGCAGTCGATGTACCAAACCGCAGCACGCAAGATCAACTTCGCCGTGCGAGTCCTCGGCGAAGTGGCTCACGCCCGACTGTTCAACTTCATGGCCAAGCAGGGCATGGTTCTGGGCGCCAACAACCTGACCGGCCTGATCACCTCGATCTACAACGCAATGGACGTGGTGTCCCGCGAGCAGGTCGGCATGATCCCCGCAGTTACCGCCGACATGACCTTCGCACGCGCCGCTGTGGGCCAAGTCGTAACCTCGCCTGTCGCGCCGGCCGCAACGGCCACCGACATCACCCCGGCTGTCACGCCGCCGAACGATGGCGACCAGAACATCGGCAACAAGTCGGTGACGCTGACCAAGGCGCGCCGCGTTCCGATTCGCTGGAACGGGGAAGAGAAACTGGCACTGGACAACAATGGCGCGAGCTACAACGTCATCTTGCGCGACCAGATCGCCCAAGCGATGCGTACGCTGTGCAACGAGGTGGAGTCCGACCTGTCGGCTCTGCATGTTGGCGCATCGCGTGCTGTCGGCGCGGCGGGCACCGCACCATTCGGCACCGCTGGCGACCTGAGCGACACCGCTGGCGCGCTGCGCGTCCTTGAAGACAACGGCGCCCAGGGCCTGGACTTCCAGATGGTTCTCGGCAGTGCTGCGATGCAGAACCTGCGCGGCAAGCAATCGGTTCTGTTCAAGGTGAACGAGGCTGGCCGTGAAGACATGCTGCGCAACGGCATCACCGACCGCCTGCAAGGCTTCGCGCTGCGCCAAGGCGGCCAGATCAAACGCCCAGCCAAAGGCACCGCTGCGGGTGCGACCACGAACAACGCCGGTTACGCTGTCGGCGCAACCGTCATCACCCTGGCGGCTGCTGGTACGGGCGCATTCGTGGCCGGCGACGTGGTTGCCTTCGCTGGCGACACCAACCAGTACGTCGTGGCAAGCGGCGACGCGGACACCTCGAACGGGGGCACGATCACGCTCGCGGCTCCGGGCCTGATGCAAGCCATCCCTGCCGCTGCAACCGCCATCACTGTGGCGAACGTCGGCTTCCGCAACATGTTCTTCGCTCGCTCGGCCATCGTGCTGGCAACCCGCGTGCCGGCACTGCCAGCACAGGGCGATTCGGCGGTGGATCGCACCGTCGTCACCGATCCGGTGTCGGGCCTGTCGTTCGAGATCAGCATGTACATGCAGTACCGTCAGGTGCAGCTGGAAGTAGCGCTGGTGTGGGGCTGTGGCGTGGCGAAGAACGAGCACGTCGGCATCCTGCAAGGCTAATCCTTCAACCCGCCCGGCTGCCGATTGGTAGCCGGGCTACCTGGGAGCACTCCATGAGCACCATTCGCATCAAATCCACGGATGAGGCCACGCAAGGCCCATTCGTCATCATCGACGCAGATCAGTTCGACGCCGACAGGCACGAACTGTTTGGTGCGGAGCCTGAGGCTGAATCGAAACCACAAGGCATCGCCGGCCTGCGCGCCGAACTGACCGCCCGCGGCATCGCGTTCGACCCGGACGCCAAGAAGGCTGACCTGAAAGCGCTGCTGGAATCGGCCGACGCGCAGCAATAACGGCATCAACAAATCCAAGGGAGTGACGTATGACCCTGATCGTAGAGAGCGGGGCGGCGCTCCCTGATGCAGAAAGCTACGCCAGCGTAGCGCAGGCAGACGCCTACCATGAGGCGCGCGGCAATTCGCAGTGGTCGCTATTGAGTGACATCGAGAAAGAGCACGCACTGCGGCGCGCAACCGACTACATGCTTCAGATGTACCGCGCGAAGTGGAAGGGCGTGCGCGCCAATCCGAATCAGGCGCTCGACTGGCCCCGGCTGGAAGTGCGGCTCGATGATGTCGGCTTCGGCAGGTTTGCTGCATACGTGCCGTACAACACCGTCCCGCAGCAGGTCATCCAGGCCACGGCAGAAATGGCGTTGCGCGCGGCGGCCGGCGAGTTGGCGCCCGATTTGCAGCGCGCCGTGGCCGAGAAAACCATTGGCCCGATCAAGACCGTGTACGCGGCAGGCGCGCCGGAATATGTGAGGTATCGGGCAATCGATCTCTTACTTCGCCCTCTTTTACAGGCTGGCGGCATGGGCATTCGACTGGAGCGCGCATGACTTGCATTGCATGGGACGGCAAGACCCTGGCGGCTGACAAGCGCGCTACCGGTGGAGGAATGGCGTCGACGGTGACGAAAATCCATCGCTTACCGGACGGCCTCGTGGCCTTCTCCGGCGGCGGTGCGCACGCATCGGAGCTGCTTAACTGGTTCTTTGGGAGCCGGAACCCGGACACCTTCCCGCGCCGCGATGATGAAGACGGCGCTGGCACGTTGATGATTACCGCAGATCGCAAGGTCTTCATGTACGCGTCGAACAATCCATTCCCGGAGCGGGTCGAAGACCCGTTCTTCGCCCGCGGCTCGGGGCGGGATTACGCCATGGCCGCGATGCACCTGGGCTGCGATGCGCGCCGCGCTGTCGAAGTGGCCTGTGCGTTCGACGTCTACTGCGGCAACGGCATCGATGCCATGGAGCTGGAATGAGCTACGACCAAGACGCCCGCGACGCCGATGCGGCATTCCGCGCCGATGGCCAGTTGATCCGCCTGACCAGCAAGACCAAGGGCCCGTACGCAAACGGCTCGGTCCCCATCGTCACGACTGAGGTCAACGCGTGGGGCATCGACACCGCGGTATCAGCGCACGCTGTCGGCACGACGACGCAGTCCGGCACGCTGGTGACGGCCGGCGACCGCAAGCTGATTATCTCGGCGCTGTCCGAATCCGGCGCCCTGCTGGTCGAGCCAAAGCATGGCGACCTGGCGCAGGTCGGAACGAAGGTCTACACGGTGCGCAACGTCAGCCCGCTGTCGCCCGGGGGTGTGGCCGTGCTCTACAACCTGATCGTTGGCATCTGATGGCAACCTTCTCCGCGCAGATCAACGCATGGATTGCCAAGACCAAGGATGACGCGGACAAGATCGTTCGCTACGCCTTGAATACGGTCGATGGCCGACTGGTGCAACGATCCCCGGTTGGCGATGCAAGCTACTGGCAGCGACCGGCGCCGCCTGGCTATACCGGCGGCCGGTTCAAAGGCAATTGGCAGATGTCGATCGGCTCGCCGGCTACCGGAAGTCTCGATGTGATCGACAAGGATGGCTCGGCAACCATTGCCGCGCATGGCGGTATCGTTGGCGCAGCAAAGGCCGGCGGCGTGTATTACATGATGAACAATCTGCCATACGCAAAGCCCATCGAGGAAGGTTGGTCACGCCAGGCGCCAGTCGGCTTGGTCGCCTTGACGGTGGTCGAGTGGAACAACATCGTTGAAAACGCAGTTAACGGCGTCAAGGCGGGCGGCGGCGATATGAAGGCAGGCTTCGAGGCATACCCACTATGACGCAGAACGCAATCAGAGATGCACTCGAGAACGCGCTCGCAGCGATCCAGCC